GGGTGTTGTCACCGACGCTGTCGCCAAACAAAGACTTGGATGCCAAGTTCATTTGATACACAGAACCTTCAAGCGAAGTACCAAAGTCTTCTACCAAAGTCACAGCGATGCGACGTGAGTAGCGGCAAGCCTTGGAGTTACCCATGCCTGAACCCTTGATGTTTTGCTCGCATGAATCACAACGATCAGACTGTTTGTTAGTTGAACCAACATCAGGCACATTGCCATCATTAGAGAAACAATCGGGCGCACTTGGCTCGGCTTCAGGAGTCCATTGCTTAGCGTAAAAGATACGGCCAACTTTGGGAGAAGCGTTGACAACAACAACTTCCAAGTCACCCTTGACTTTACCCATCTCTTCACCGCCAACCACTTTACGGAAGATTCCGTTCTTTGGGACGATACGTTTAACGCCAGTGCGACCGGCGAGGTTTTTTGTAAGCTCACTGACACCAGCGGTTTGCAGGAAGTCGGGGAGGTCTTGGTTTAAGAGTGCAATGTTGCTCATTTTGTTTCTCCACTAATAAAGGTGTAAATTTCGGTAGCCATTTCGACAAGGTCTTTCATTTCAACGGAACAGGATTCAAGGGCTTTCACCGCAAGGCGCACTGCTTCCATTCTCAATTGTTGGTCTTCACTCATTTTTCAGTTTTCCTTAGAACGTCTAACAACCACGGTGTATTCGCTCTCTACGTTCAAGCCCATAGGAAGCAGGTCGGGATTCTCGGAAAGAAACTCTTTCATGTGTGTCTGATGAAGTCTCTTTTCCAGCAGGCCATACGCATCGTTTTCTTTGATGAAGCGATACATAGAATCCCAATCGTTCGTCCAATACCGTGACTTTATTGAACGAATGATCGTGCCAGCTTTTGTGCGAATGCTGTCCGCATTCATTGTTTTGCATGTCTCAAGCATCTCAGCTTCAAGTACGCTCATCTGTTCTTCTAGATCGGCGCACTGCTGTTTGTAGTCTGCTGTGAGTTTGTCTTTGGCATCGCGTATCTTGATGTAGATAGCGGCAAGTTTGTCGAGGGGTAGGGAGGATTGGTCTCCCTGAACTTCTAATACGTCCATAGTTAGCTCCGTTTGATTGGGGGGTCAGTCTATCACACAACTTGACAATGTCAAGTACCTTCAGAAATTATTTCTTGTCGGTAAAGGTCAATGATTTGGTTGTGGTTACTCACGTTGCCTCGCAAGAGGCCGTACATCCTTGTCTCTATCGGACTGCCATTTATATGCACAACTGTCATTGGGTTGACCTGACCGGGACGGTCAATTCGTGCATTGGCTTGGAGGTATGTTTCTACGCTGGTACAAGGAGCGTACCAGACGATTGTGTCGGCAGCGGTTAGGGTTAATCCGTGGGAGGCTGCTTGCGGTTGGATGATGAGAACTTTGGGTTCAGGGTTGTTCTGAAAGCGCTGAACAATGTCTGACCGCTTGTTAACACTCACTTCGCCGTTGATGACTTCACACGTTACTTTGTGTTTGGTCAGGTAGTCTTTAAGCAGTGCAATGGTATGTGTAAAGGGTACAAATATCAGCACCTTGTTACTGCTCTCATCGACCACTTCACGCACCACGCTCATGCGGTTGGACACATCAAAGTCCACAACTTCACCGGTGTCGGTGTAGATTGAACCACATGCAATCTGCAACAGCTTGCTGACTTTTACGGCGGCGTTGACCGCAGAGATTTCTTCACCGTCGGCCTCGATCAACATCTGTGACTTCAGCATTTTGTAAAAGCCTATCTGCTGTGTCGTCATCGGTGCATCACGATCAACGTATGTCACCGGAGGCAAATCAATACACTGACGCTTCTCAAACCGAATGGCGGGTTGGAGTGCCTTGTGAACGATGTGCTTGGCCTCGGGGCGCGGTATCCATCTGAACTCACTGATCTTGTACATCACTTGATCTCTGAACTGCCCATAGAACATTGGGATGCCGTGTGGGTTAATCAGCTTTGCCAATCCGTAAGCATCCACAGGCGACTGTGCGGCTGGCGTTCCGGTCAACATCCACAGACCTTTGATAACTTTTGTTAGGTCGCGCAGGTCTTTCCAACGATCTGTCTGAGCATTCTTATACGCTGACGCTTCATCAACCACAATCAAATCGAACTTACCCTTGAGCAGTTCACTCTTAACGATTCCAACACCATCAAAATTGATAACGACAAACTCTGACCCCGCATTGATGATTTCCTTGCGCTTCTTGGCAGAGCCGTGCGCCACAGAGACCGTACGATGTATTGCGAACTTGAACAAATCTTGTTGCCATGCCGACTTCATGATCGACAGTGGGCAAATCACTAACACACGTTTTATTACACCTAACTTCATCAAATAATCTACTGCCCAAATCACTGACGCTGTCTTGCCTGTACCTTGCTCGTTGAAGCAAAACGACTTGGGGTTGTTGACGAGAAACTCTGATGTTGTCTTCTGATGTTCAAATGGGATTAACCCCGGTGGCCGAGGCCACTCATACTCTAATATGTTCATTTTTTTGGTTTGTTAATTTTGACCGTATGGTCTGAGTTGCGGGTGAACGAGCGATTGGCGCTCGGGCTTTTGAGTTTAAGATTCCCCTTAGCATTACTGCCCCCTTTGGAAAGGGGAACCACATGGTCGATGTCCTTTCCAGTACGGTCAACGCCTCGTTTGTCCATCTCATTTCTTGCACGTTGTCTATCCATCCTGTCTTCATGTTCGCCTCGGTCAACTTGTTGCTTGTATTCTTTTTTGTATGGCCTTGGTTTGTTTACGTATGGCATGATTAGTCTCCTATAGTTGACCGAAGTTTATAGCTGGTAATAAGATTTTCCATAGCAGAAAAGAAAGCTCCTGCTTCCATACCACCATAGAGAGTTAGCGTCACTTTGTCGGCTGTGAAGTCTTGGCCTGAAGGGAAATCGTTTGTTTCCACACGTATGTGGCTGCCACCATGACCGCCCGTATCAAAAGTAATTACAGTTTCTTCACTGTCACCACTCATGTTGTCGTTAGTGACCGTGACGTTTAAAAACCCGTAGAACTCGGATTCTCCGTCGCCCCTAACCTTTGCTTGCTCAAACTTCTCGTGGTTGAAATCTAGCCACATTTTTAACTCCTGTTGTATTCGCATTCTTTGACTGCGCAAAACTTACACAGTGGGCCGCTTACCGGATTCCACACCCCATTTTCCAACGCCGCCTCAATTCGTGCAACATCTTTTGTTGGCTGCTCCAAATATTTCGGCATCATTTCTCGGTAGTGCGTAGCTTGTACGAACTCCTTACTTACAGTGAATATCAAGGCTGATTTCACTTTCATGATCTTTGGGAACTTGGCAAAAAGGCCAGCAGCCACAAGATCGAGTTGCTTGGTATCCGCATACCGCGCACTCTTGCTCGTCTTGTAGTCCACTGAGTGCGCCAACTGTTTCTCCTCGTTGATGACTACCAAATCGGCTATACCATGCCACCATACATTCGTCGCGTGAAAATCGCAGGATTCCAAATTCTTCGTCAAGCCCAATTTCACTTCGCATAGCTTCTCTCCATCAATCTGCTTCAGTACATCTAACGTGTCTTGCATGTAATCAAACGCTGGCGGGATTGGTTTGTCGTCCCGAATGTATTCCTCGGCCACAGTGTGTGCCGTCTTGCCGTACAGCGTTGCCTGTGTATCAGGCTCAACAACGTCCTTGGCTATCTTGGTGTGATAGTACTTCTTGGGGCACTGCTGAAATGTTTTCAGGCTACTGAACGACCATACGATACTCATCAACAATCTCCATAAGATTTGCCGTACCCAGCTTCGCAGTTCAGCGGTAACTCGGGTGCCCACGACGGGCGTAGGCGCATACACAACTCAACGTACTCCTTAGCTGTTTCAGCCTCGGCCTCGGGTGCAATACAAGCCACGGCGTCATGCACTGTCATGACCACGCGATACTTCTTGGCCACCATCAACATTTGCTCACCTATCACGATACGTGCAAGTGCTTGGCATACGTTCTCAATTATCTTGCCGCCATAGATTCGGTTGGGGATAACTGCCTTGCCCTTCTTGGTGTCATACACAAACTGGGGTTTGCCGTTTTCTTCCATCTCCACCCAACGCAAGTTGGGGTACTTCAAGCGCAGTCCGTTGGGTAGTAGGATGCCCTGTGACCCATCTACCTTAAGTATGTCGCCACGCCCAAACGCCGTCGTTTGCTCGCCGATAATCGCAGGGAGGACATTCGCCGCAGACTTCCACAGTGCAGTAATTTTCGGATACGTAGCTCGGTACGTATCAATAATTCGCTGTGCTTCTTCAAGCGTAACTTCAACACCAAAATTTTTAAGTTGCGCCTTAAACTTTGCCGCGCCCATGCCGTAGCCTGCGCCAAGAATCGTCGTCTTACCGACAAACCTCTCGTCTTTGGTAATCTCTTCGACAGCCTTGCCATAGATAGCAGATGCCATGATTCTGTATACATCCTCGCCCCTTTCAAATGCTTCAACCAAATCGTCCTGTCCCGCTAACCATGCCAGCGTACGTGCTTCGATCTGTGATGAGTCCGAGTCAATCATCACGTAACCAAACGGTGCAAGGATGGCGTTCTTTAGCGGTGACTTGCGTTGCAAGTTCTGCAAGTTGATCTTGTCGTCACCACCCCACCGTCCGGTGTGAGCGGCGTAGTATCGGAGGGGAACTGGCATTGGCCCTCGTTTGGCAATCCCAATGAACCGCTCGGTTCGCGTCTCCTCAATGGTTGACTTCGTTCCCAGCCGGGCCGCAACTACTGCTTGTACCCGAGTATCCTCATGCTCCAACAGGGCCTTGAACTCTTCATCCGTCTTAGAGAACGCAAAGGTTTGCTTGCCAGTGGCGGGGCTTTTCTTCATTGGCGGCGTAACACCAAACGATACAAGCAAGTTGGCAAACTGCGGGTTGCTCATCAATATGTCTTTGTCAAAAGCGGCAAGCAACTCGGTTTTACGTGTTTGCTCTGAGATCAAGTGGTCTTGCAACAAGTCTTTGTCCAACTGCAACACTGGCTCGGTGAACATACGCACGGTCAGGTCAATCAGGCGCAACTCGGATGCGGGGAACCCTTGGCTCATGCACCCATACAAGTCCCACGTCAGTGCCACATCGTTCTTGCAGTAGACACCGTAGTCAACCAACTCTTCTTTGCTGAAGTCCTTGCGGAAGTAATTGATGTACTGCTTGACCTGTTCGCCCTTGACTCCAAGGCCGTAGTAAGCGGCCAGCACCGCTAGACTCCCGCCTACGTTTGTACCATGAAGCGCACGTGCCATGCTCAGCGTATCAAGCCAACCCTTGGGGGTGATGCCGAACTGCCAATTCAGAATCGCCCCATCGAACACTGCGTTGTGAGCTAAGGCAATGGAGTTCTTCCAGTCGTACTTGTTCAGGAAGCTGTACAGCTTTTGGTGTGTACCGCTAAACCACTCCGGCTCGCCATCGTTTACCTGTACTGCAACACCGATAACTTCAAAGCGCTTGTCCCGAATGTATTCCTCAGTGGTCTGCTTGGCAAACCCAAGGTCGCCGCCGTAGGCAGTTTCAAAGTCAACCGTGATGATGTTCATTTGAACACGCCCCCAAGCCCAATAGCACTCATAAGCCCACCGCCTGTGTTGGTGGTTGTAGTTATGAAAGTACCCGGAGGTGTTTGTTGTGCGCCTTTTGCCGCCATGTTTTGTAAGTTGGCTGTGTTTATGCTTTGGGTAGCAAACCGTATTCGCTCCTGTTGACGTTCGATGTAGTGCTCATCAAACACCCGCTCCATGATGTGCTTGTCAAAATTGGCTCGCTTCATTTCCTTGAACCCACCAATCAAGGCTTGGCGTTCCTCCTCGGTGAAGTACTGCCAGTCTCGCCACGGTCTGTCTTTGTTTTGCTTACCCAAAATTACATCGTCCA